GTACGTCGTGGGGGCTGAACAATGTAATGTCGCCGCCCCCAAGCAAACGCTCGTACATTGTTTTGTTAAGTTGAATACTATAATCCAACTTACGCACTCTGTTATCTTCTGTGCCTTTGTTATTTTTTAACACAAGAATATCTTCAATCTCTTGATGCCAAAACGGGAAGTGTGTAGTAGCAGATCCACCACGCACACCATTTTGTGTGCAACATCTTACAGTTGCCTCAAACTTTTTTAGGAATGGGATGATTCCTGTGTGTGCAACTTCACCGCCTCTAATTTTTGAATTAACTCCTCGGATGCGCCCTGCGTTAATGCCGATGCCAGCTCTCTGCGCTGTGTAACGTCCAATAGACATATCACTGGCAAAAATGGAATCAAGCGTGTCATTCGAATCAACGAGGACACACGAGGCAAATTGTCTGACTGGGGTACGCACTCCCGCCATGACCGGCGTTGGAATGTTGAGTTTAAAAAGCGAGGTCGCGTCATAGTATCTCCTTACATAATACATTCTATCTTCTTTAGGATATTGTGCAAACAATGTCGCCGCGATCATCATGTACATGAACTGAGGAGTTTCATATATTTCTCCTGATGATCTGTCCTGACAAAGATATTTGTCAACTACCTGACGCAAACCTGCGTAGGTAAAGTTTTCATCACGCTTGTGATGCATATAACTATCTAGTTTTGCGATTTCATCGTCTGTATAAAAATCTAGTATTGCATTATCGTACACACCACGTTTGATATTAAGGTTAATTATTTCTTTGAAAGACTTTTGTTCAAAGCCACCAAATACTTCTTTATATAATCCATAGCTCAACAATCTTGCCGCGGCATATTGATAATTTGGTGCATCTAAACTAATAAGGTCATTTGCGGAACGAATAAGAACTTCTTGTATTTCACCAGTTGTCATACCATCATAAAATTGTATATTTGCATTCATTTCTATTTGACTAGCACTAACTCCTGCTAATCCTTCACAGGCATGCATAACTACTTTGTGTATCTTGTCTATATTCAAATGCTCTTTAGTACCATCACGTTTGATGATCATTGTTCCGTTTGACATTTTCTCTCCTCTATCTATCTATTTGATTGGGTATTTATTGTAGGGCATCCATGCTGTAAATCTTCTTGGTTTCATAGAATGTTGGAAGTTTATTGGCATGAAATTGCTCTCCGTTAGCGTGGTTTACAACTAAATCGTCAAGGTACAACAAGTAGTGTGTTGCTGAATTTTTGTTGTCTATAACGATATGTATCTCGAATTTCGAACGGGAAAAACGTTCTGTTAACTGTAAAGAATAGCACAAGCCTAGCACACGACAGAAGTCACAATACTGATTCTCCTTTACAAGCTCCCATGGTGTTGGCCATGTATTATTATCCCAAGGATCTGTATGAATACTCACAGTAGGAGCCTTGTTATAAAACTCTAAAGTGTCTTGGATTGGGGTGTCGCTAGACTCTAATTTTTCTCTAAAATTTGACCAACACGAAAGACGTTGCTCATATTTTTTATCGAACATTACTCACCTGTTGCGTCAACTATTGTTTTACGTAGGTTCACTTTAAATTCTATTTGCGATAAGTCGTCTCCTGGCATGCTACTTCCAATGTTTACATCTAATGTATCATTTGTCGCATCACCGTCAACATCCTGGATAAGGACAGTAAAACTTATATCATCTTCATATGCCGCAGTGCCTGTATAATTATGACTATCAACCACTGTAGCTGTTTTGTTAATACCGTTTACATTTATTGTCAATGTACCAGTGCGATATGCTGTGTAATTTCTACTAGCAATCTGGTAATTAATTTCGTATCTTTGGCTTGCAATGTTATCTTCTGCAGGTAGTCTAAATCTTTTTTGATGGACTAAACCGTTTGCATCAGTTCCTGTTCTTGTGATTGTATTCAAGGTATGTACCTCACCAAACTGAGCATCTACTGCTCCTTCAATCTCAGGTACATATTTTGCACTATCCCAATAGTTTGCATCATATGATAATACACTTGTTCTGCTGAAGAAATCTTCTCTACTTACGTTGCCTACTTGTTCAAAATGAACAACACTAACTGCTGGCACATGATCTGCACTGCCATCATTTCCGCACAAATCAAATTTGTTAAAGCTAGATGTATTCTTTACTCCGAACTTTGCCCAAATTGCATGTTTATCAATGTCATGGAAGTAACAATAAGTTATTGTATTTTGATTAGGTCCTTGCTCTTTACCACTTCCTTGTGTAACATCTAGGCTCACTAGGCCTGTTCCAAAGCCTATACCATATCCACTGTCGCAGAATTCACAATCTTTTATATTATTATTGTGAATATCCCAATCACTTTGCATGCCGTAACTTAGATTACTAAAACTACAGTTGATAAATGTATTATTACTTGATGCTACTGTTGTGCTTAGGTTATTCAGTTGAATGCCAATATCAGTTGAAGAAATTGCTGATCCTGATATCCAAGCACCTTTAACTTTTACGTCTTCAAATACACTATTCTTTGTGCTATCTAATATCATACATGTATTGTCTACAGTGGTTTCTAACGTAAAGCCTTTCATAGTAATATTTTGAGGCTGGTTGATAGTTGTAGTTGTAGAATGACTTGCATAACTGCCTGGAGTGCTTGATCCATTGACAGTCTTAAACATAGGTTTACCTGTAGTGTTTGTTCTAATAACTGTTTTATCAGATCCTGCACCTATTATTGTTGCCTGGGGCGGAATGTATATTGTATCATCAATTACATATTCGCCTGCTTCTAAATGTAATTCAACTCTACTGCCTATTGATCCTTTAGTCGCATCGTTAATAAAAAGTTGATCAATTGCTGTTTGTAATTTCTCTGTAGCAAGTTGTGTAGTTTCACCTGTGGCACCAAATGCTTTGACACTTACACGGTCGTCTAGTCTATCTTGCAAAGTTCTAAGGACAGGTGTTCCTGTAGCACCACCTGTGTTAATGTAGCTGTCTTCTGATCTATATGTATAAGTGTCAGCTAAGTCAAATATATTATCAAACTGTGTTAAAACTTTAGTGTTACCTACTGATGGTGCGCCTTCGCTTACTGCACCGTTTCCTATGTACAATTCTCTAGCGTCTACAGCCCAACCAAACTCACCTGATGCAAGTTGCGGAATACCTGTGCCAGCATTTTTTTGTCCTCTTCGTACTTGAATTCTTGATATTTGAACTACAGCCATTTACTTCTCCTGTTACACATATTTATCCGTGTTTCTCATAATATGTGTGTACCCTATTCCACCATTCTTGCTCCCACTCTGGAAACTCATCAGGCCAAATATCAAATTGTTGGTACTCTCCAGCACGACTACACATGAAAACATGTCCTTCACAGATGTTTGTTCCATACACGTCATTATGTGCTATTGCATATGCTGTAAGTTGTAAGAAATAATCAACCACCCATTCAACTTTTTTTGGTTTGTTTGTTTGCTTGAAGTCCATAATAGAAGGCTGTCCCTTGTACTGTCCTACTAGGTCTGTTGTGCCTGCATATATTTGTGGAACATATAGTGCAACCTCACTGCCCCATATTTCATCCACATGATCAAGAGCTTGTTCTTTAATTTGCGTAGCCATCATATGTGCTTGCTGGGCATAAGGATTGCTACCTGGAGTAGGCCATTCACCTGTTTCAACATAATCCTCAAGGTACTTGTGCATCCTTGTGCCAACACCTGCGGCTTCTGTTGTTATTTCTTGTGCTTTTTGTTCTCCTACACGTTTACGCCATTCAATAAGATGTGTTTTATCTTTTGTTGCATCAAGTATTGTTGTAACACTAGCCACAGCATTGCCGTCTGGTGTGAGATATTTGCGTTTACCATCTACTGATTTACGTTCAATAGTAGGATAATCAAACTTATTTAAAATTATACTCATTAATTTCCTGTTTAAAATCTATAACTAAAGTCCTACGAGTTGTACTTGTAGGATATGCTCCGTGAAACACTGCTCCTTCTGCTAATATAAATTTACCTGCCCAATACGGATAAACTTGCACCAGTTGATCTCCATTAGGTTCTGAAAATATACTATAAAATGCTCCATCACTTGTGTCATCATCTTTGTTTGTGTCGAAATACAACACCGTGCTTATGATGGCATATCTGTATGCATGATTGTGAAGTGCTTGCCAGCCTCCAGGGCCGTAAGTTATCGTCCATGCTGAATCAATATCCCCTGCTCTTACAGGAGCTTTTTGCTCTATAAGTATTTCATTTGCTCTTTGTCGTACAACATTTGCTACCGAGTCTATTTCATCTACTGTGTAGTAATGCTGAATGCCTTTATTGGTGGCTGTATTTATAGCACCTCGATTATCTTCAAGACCGTCAAACAAATATTCAAATTGTTGATGGTTAGGAAAATCTGATTCAATTACCCATTGTTGAAAATTAAATGCACTATGAAGTTTTGTCATCGTTATCCTCTAAATCATATTCGTCCCAATGGTCCATGAAAGGATCCATTACATAATAAGGATCTACAGTTGAGTTTGGATCATCTTCAGCAGTAATAGTTTGTACCTCTGGCACATAATGTTTTACCATATTTTCTACACCCATTTTCAAAGTAATGGTGCTACTTGCACATCCGCTACATGCACCTCCAAGTATTAACCGTAAATGTCCATCTGTATAATCTACAAAATCAATCACGCCGCCGTGACTTGCAACAGCAGGTGCAACATTAGTTTCTAAGATATGCTTGATTTGTTCTATGACTTCTTCGTCACTTCTCATACTAATCTCCTATTCTCTACATTATAGCAGAAAATACAATAAAGTCAAGTATTAAATTAAGTCATTACCTAAATCTGTTGCAGATTTAGCCATGTTAGATACAGTGTTGCTATCTGTTGTATCACCTTGAGGTGTATCATCTGGTTGCTCTTTAGTTTTAGGCACTATGCCTTTTTCGCTAAAGTTTGCAATCATTGTTTTTACACGAGCATCTGTGTCATAAGCGGCTTTGAACGTTTCATAATCAAATTGTTCTCCGCCTACATTTTGCATAAGTTTGTTTAAGTCAATATTTTTTGAATCAGAACGTATGTCGTTTGGTTGAGGTTTATTGAAATGTAAAAAGAGTTTGTCGCCTTTTTGATCTGCTTGACCAATAATAGTCCTTAACACTTGCACAAGTTTGGGTGCTAGTGTTGTTGGCTCTTCTTCTTTTAGGATTTCGGATACCCTCATCGTGTATCCTTACTTTCTGCTTGACAGTATTGTGCCTAGTCTGCGTGATAGGTTTATTGATTCGCGTCTTGCTCTACCAGCTTCATCTTCACCGCCTGCTGCCGCTTCGGCTGCCCCAAATTCATCTGTTGCACCTTCTGCATCAACTGTTGGTTCCATCTCTGCTTCTGGCTCCATCGCAGGTTCATCACCCATTGGCTCAGCAACTTCAGCTTCGCCTGTAAGCATACCAACACCTTGTGTTAGTGATACTCTTGTTTGTTCCATTGCCGCATATAATGACTCAAGTGCAGGCTTGACTGTGTTTGTAAATGACTCACTTTGTTGTGCGCCCATTTCATCACGGATAGCATCTGCTAGTTCAAGCATTGATTCTGACTGCATTTCTGCTGTGTCTTCCATCCAACCTGTTAATCTGTCAACCATATCTTTGGCCGCCATTACAAGTTCTGCTTTGTCTTCTTCACCTTCACGTACAATAGATTCACCATACATCGCTTTGTATTTTTGTAGAGCTGATGGATTCAAAGTTAAAACTCCTGCATCTAGCATCATCTTAACTGCTGGATCATCTAAAGCAACATCCATATCTGCAGGGTCTCCGCTACCAGTTCTATATCTATCACCAGATATTCTTCCTAGATTACGTCCTGTCTTTGTACCAAACTTTTTCTGTACCATTTTCATTAGGTTTATATCAGAATCTTTCTTACTGTCTACACCATCAAACTCGTCTACTTGGTCTTCATTATATTTTTTATTTTTTGTTTTTTTGATAGCGTCTGCTTTACTCATACCACTTTTAACCATTCTTGCAATTTGAATATCTGCGAAATCTTTGTCGCCATCTTCGTCTTTATCGTCGCCTTCGTCTACATCAGCACGTTCACTTATTGCCGCATTAAGAACATCAAGGAAGAGTTTGTTCTTTACGTATGTTTCATTTTTTGGCAATCCTGAAAAACTTTCGTTGGTTTCAATATCGCTTAATTTTGTGCGTATCTTATTACGAGCATCTTGTAGTTGCTCTAGTGTAAATGACTCAACGTTTATCTTTGTACCAAACTTCTTGGCAAGTGTTTCGTTAAGTGTTTTCGAATTAATCGGTTTGTTAAGTTCTCTAATGTTCATGTCTACTCTTCCTAATAGATTTTGTTATAGTTATTTATCATTGTTATGAGAATATGAGTGAGTCAAGAGAGCGTTTTGCTGTCTCTGTACGTGATCTAGCTATATCTAACCTTGTTTCTACTACATCTCTTTTAATAGGGTCCTTGGTTATACGCATTGTGTGGGCAAAAAATTGTGCATCGTTGAAATTTTTTTCAATAACTTTATCTAAATCTTCGGCTTGCATTTTAACATTCCTACCTTTTGCTAAATTTTTTGCTATTGCAACGGCGGCTGTCTTACAAAATGTACAACATATTTTACTTTGAGTTTTTAAATCATATATAATATAGCCTTTTTTACTTTTCCTAATAGTAAAACCACCAATACGTATGCTGTTTCCTTTACAGTATGGAAACATGCTAGGATCAATGTTTTCTTCTATTAGTTTTTGTAAGTCTTTAAGTACTTTAACATCAATCATTTTTAGCAACCATTATACCTTTGTTTGACTGTATCTTACTTACCAAACTCTTTCGTATAAGGTTGTTTATAATGAATTGCTGTCGTTCACTTAAACTTGCAAGTGGAACCATACCTTCGAGCTTGGAGTATTCCGCTTCTTCTTCATTTGTCATGTAGATTTCAAAACTATCTAATAGTTCGTTTAATTTCATTTAAGTGCCGCCATCTGTGCTTGTAGTGCTTTCTTTTGATCATCTAAAGATTTGATCTGAGCTTGCAAAGACGCTCTTTGTTGTGCTATTGATTGCTTTTTTTCCGCTTCGGCTTTTGCCGCCGCTTGAGGGTCAGGTGCTTGCATTTGTCCATCTGGCATATTAGTATTTCCACGTTGTGGATTGGGTTGGTTTCCTGTTGGTGGATTAGCACTAGGTGCATTTGCTGTATTCATAGGTGCCTGAGAGTTTGGTGCACCCATTTGTTGATCTAGTTCTGTAATCTTCATATCAGTACTCCCTTTTTTATCAAATGGTCATTGACCCAATTAGCTGTCCATTGGTTGCCTTCAACACCAAAATGTCCGCCGTCATCGTATGCAAAACTATGGAATTTATCATCTCCTAATGTTGAATGTACACTAAGATCTCCTTCTTGTAAACCTTTTCTATGGAAAAATACTAAGTCAGATCTTGCTTTGACAAATTCTAAATATACTTTGAATTCAATTTCCATTTGATCTCTGCTAAGTCTTTTGTAATATTCGGTTGCAAACTTTTGTTTTTTCTTATCATTGTCTAATGCACCCTTTTCCATATCACCGAAAGTTATTTTTTCAACATATTTTTTTCCGTACCATTTTGGCATAGCCCAATAATTGTTGTCTTGGCGTTCTTTCAATTCATTCAAGTTATGAGGTTTCCACCATGTGTATCTTCCAGGGCTTGTTACTTGGAAAATTATGTTGTCAAAATCTTCTCTTCTTGTGATTGAATCTAAAAGATAAGCGTGATATACTATGCTAGTTCCGCTACATCCAAAATTATAAAAATCATGTTCAGGGCGTTTTTTGGCTAAGTGTTTGACCCAATTATCAAAATTGTCTAAACGTTTTAAACCTTGCGACCAGCTACAGCCAAATACAGCAATTTTCTTACGACTCATATTTTTCTACCTCTCTTACGTGGCTTGTTCATTGATGCTACTCTCCTAGAACCTGCACCTGAACGTTTTGTAATTTTGGTTTTAGCCGCAACGATTGAACTTTTTCCTCGTCTTGTCTTTTTCAATGAATTGCTTTTTTTGATGTTTAGTGGAGCATTGCAAGAAGCAGGACTTGCTCGAACTTGTCCTTTTCTTGGGCCACTTGTACATCTAAATTTAAGACTAGGAGTTTTACCAGGTTGTCTTTGATATGCTCTTTGTGTAATTTCAAAAACTATCATCGTCTGTTCAAACCTTTTGCTAGTCTTATGCTTGCTGGATTAGTGCGTTTAGTACGCTTTGCTTTCCTTGCCATTTTACCTGCTAGTCTTGCTCTTGTTCTTTTCATCACTGCTCTTTTTTTAGTATCGATCGGCGAAAAACATTGTGCAGGATTAGATACAACTCTATTCTTACGTTGTCCTGTCGTACAACGATACTTTCTAACAAGTGTGCTACCTTTACGGCCCCATACTTGTTTTTCATCAAGAGGTTGAATAAACTCACTTACTAACATATACTTATTTAGTTATTTTATTGGAAGGAAATTAAAAGTACGACAATGGTTGAAAGTAGTCCAGCTACCACAGTGCCTGCGGCGCCTATCATCACTTTCATCATAGCTTTGTTACCGCTTGTGATATCCTCGTGAATCTTTTCTACTTTTTCTTCTATTTTAGAAAGGCGACCCTCTAATACATTGTACCTTTGGGCACAAAGATCTACGTGGGCTTCTAAATTTTCTTTTTCTAGTTCGGTGGCTTGCGCCATATTCTCTTCTCCATTATACCCTTTCTCTGGGCAATTAGTAAACTCTTCGTTGGCCTAATGAATGGATGCCTGTGTATGCCTTGTTATGTCGTTATAATTTTATTTATCATTTTCCTCAGTTATAAAAACTATATTACAGTCATTTTCATGGTTTGTTGAAAAAATATTATTTTGTATGTGTGCTGTTTCATCTAAGCCTGTAATAACAGGTACTAGATCGAAGTCTTGTAGTAACATGTCAGTTGTCAATGCATCAGTATATGGATTATCAAACTTAAATGTCCATACACGTTGTTTACCTTTGATAGCTGTGCCAAATCCTATACCATTTACATCTACAACCTCGCTTTCTAAACTAATTGGATCAACGTTTACACGTAATCCTATAGTTTGAAACATTGTATTATAATTTGCTTGTTGATTGACTTGTTTTTTATCTTCACCTCTACGAGCTCGTGTTTCAGTGATGTCAACAACAGTTGTCAGTGTAAATTTCATACAGTATTTACAGAGATAAAAAAAGGGCCCAGTAAAAACTGAGCCCTTTGGTATTAAATGTAACTAATATTAAGCTACTGCGAAGCTAGTTGCTGCCGCTACTGTTGAGTCGTTACCAACACCATCGATGTTTTCGATACGTGCAAGCAATGAAGCCGCAGTTGTGTGATGACCGTCAATGATCACAGAAATAGTTCCGTTTGCATCGTTAGTAGCATGTGCCATTACTGGATTGATTTCACGTAAGATCATGTCATATACTGATCCATGTGATCCATCTACTGCACGTAGGTCTACTGCCGCGCCTGAACCATTGTTAATTGTAATTAAGAACCCGTTCATGTTCGCTGTGCGCTCTAGAGTTCCTACTGTATTTGCACCGCCGTTAGCTGGTGTTACGTCAAAAGTTGCTGCCATTTTTTCTCTCCTAATCTAAATAGCACTTCACACTCTGTGAAGTTTGTATAATGTATTTAGTCTGTAGGTGAAAAAAGCTAGTCTTTGAGCGTTTTTTGGGCTCTTTTGTGCAAAACACGCAATTGTTGTATAAAAGCAGGGCCTGCACGTACAATATCATGCACCATTTGTATTACAGGTAGATATGCTTTCAGTATATTACCAGGAACACTTGCACCACTAACTGCTAATTCTATAGATCTTCTTGCTAATGTAATGTTTTTAGCACCAACTAGAAATCTATAGTTTACAAAATCTCCTACCGCTACAGGCACATCTGGAACACTTACCGTAGGCTCATTATCAACAACAAGTCCTGTTTCAAAATTCTTATCTACTGCTAGTTTTTCTAAGTCATCAATAATATCACTTGAACGCAGTTTTGCTCTTGTGGCAAACAACAGTCTTGTGACATTTTTCTTTCTATCTTCTCTTGTAAGTGTATCCAAGTTCCCAATTGCTCTACGCATATTTTTATAGTCAGTGTTCTGAATACGCAATGCATTTTCTAAACTGAGTAGGATGTTACTTTGTGAAGGTTCATTGCCATTTGCAATTGCAGTGAGATAGCCATTAAGCTGACTAGTAGGAAGATATGTTCTTTGACGCATTGCTTTTGCCGCACCTGGATCTTTTAACTTGTCCTGTGCTTTCTCATCACCATCAACAAAGTATATAAAGTTATACAAGTCACTGCCACTTATTTTAAAACTTCCGTATCCTGGATAACGAGTAGTTAAATTACAATAGTTTTGTGCGGATCGTTTATACTTAGGGAACCTTCTAAGCAAATCAATAATCAACACACTCAAGTATAATCGTTCGCAACAATCAGTATACGTGAGGACACGTTGATTGTTGGCATTCCTTGTCATCCTTGCTTCGTGTAGTTCTTGTAAAAATTGCATCTAGCACCTACATATATTTTTGCATGAATATTTTTGGCATCTCGTGATAGTCTTTTACATCTACAAAATCATGTAATGTGTTGCTCATTTGCAACTCTTTTGTAAATCTTAATTTAGCTTGAGGCTTTATGTTGTCTGATGATAGCATCATTCTCAATGTTCTTGCTTGTTGTGGTGTTACTTCTACAGTTTCTCCATCATCAGTTTTTACAGTTGTTATCGGATTTGGATTGCTTTGACTGTCTAGGATTTTACCTAGTTGATCAAACATAGCATCTTTCTCAAAACCTTTTCCTCCTGTATCATCTTTGTCAAGTTCTGCACCTACGTTGCCTAATTGAAGATCGTCAATATCATTGAAATCTTCTTTTACAATGTCTTTCATTTTCATAGTTTTGGTTCCTTTATCTCTGTACTGATCTGTTTGCTCTTGTGAAGTATTGGCGAGGTACTAATTTAATATCACCTTCAGGGTGAGCCAGTACATAACCTTCACCCCCTTCACCGTGTGTATCAGAAGCCGCAGGTCCGTGCGGTCCAATATGTGCCTTAACAGTTGCCTCATTGCTGTCAAACTGTTTAATAATTTTGTCTTTGATTTTCATTATACCATTAACAATGGTCCACATAGCATTAAATGCTTGTTCATTCTGTGCAATGTATTGTGTGATGTTACGCTTTTTGTTTTCACTTGCTTTACTTGCATTCAACCATTGTATAAAATCTACGCCTAGGTCTTCCAGTCCTGTATCTACTTTACTATTAGTATAGTTATAAAATACTGTTGGCAAATCTTTAATTTTCAATTGCGTAAGGGTAGATACATTTAGCATTCTATCAATTAGCCCTGCATTTCTTGCAACCATTGCCTTCATGTTATTAATATCTTCGTCGTCTATAGCAGGTGGTTCTTGCATACTTACAGTAGGGAACAATAGAACTTCGGTGCCTTGTAATTGAAAGTTTGCAGGCACTGGTCCTTCAGCTCCTTGATCGTTGACCATTCTATGAACTACTATACCACTCTTGCTTTGTCCTATCTTTCTACCTAGTTCACTTGTCACATTAACTTCATAAGAAACAATATTAGGTGTAAAAATGTAATGGTTGTCTTTTATCTCTGGTGTATTAAAATACAGTAGATCACCTTTGAGATATCCTCTGAAGTTTTTTGGAGTAGCTTTGTCATATTCGTCAAAGATATCTTTCATGTTTGTTGCAAATCTGGCGTATCCTTCTGCTTTTTCTTTGTCTGGGTTACGTGCGCCGGGGCGGGCCATAAGCATTTTGAATAAAGCAGGGCCGTCTGTTGCTCTTCCATCGTATCCTTTTGCTCCAAATCCTGATTTGTCGGTGAGTACGAATTTTCCATTCTCATCGCGCCCAAAAATGATTGCGGGAGATCCATCCCATTTAATCGTGACATTGCCGTGCCCTCCTTCTTCTGTAGCCTTTAATGAATTTAAGGCACGCACAGCTCCTTTGGAACCTTCCCAGAAGATGATATCCTCTGCGTGATCAATACGAGCACCTTCATTCAATAAAATCTTAGATTCAACAAGTTTAATTTCACTATATCTCATGAGTACATCTTAACGCTGTTCAGCAACATTCCACTTAATTCTTTTATTCTTCCTAGTTGTTTATCTTCTAGGCTTTCAAAAGGTAATCCTTTACCTTGCTTTTCCATTGCTTCAAGCCATGGTGCAATTAGTTCTTGAAAGTTTGGCTCTCCTTTGATAGCGGCAAGCATACTTTCTACTGTATGTGTATCAGGCTCTGTAGCATTTGGTCCTAGCAAAACCTTTGCTATTTCATTCCAGTCGTTAGCAACCACTTGATCACCATTGTTAGGATCTACTACGCCTTTAGTAGGACTAAACTTATATCCTCTACCTCTCGCTAGGCTTGCCAATAAAACAGCTCTGTCGGCGCCAGTATAATTTTCGGTGCCTCCTCTTTTTGCACCCCTTTGCAAATTGGGATTATCAGTAAGCATAAAGTCTGTTTGACAAAATCCGTTCTTCACATCACCTCTTATAGGAGTTCTAAAATGAACTTGTAGTCCTGCATTTGCTACCCAACCTGCTGTGAAAGTTCTGCCTTTGTTCATTATTTCAAGATCAGGTATTCCTTGCTTTTGACACCAAGACGTAAGTTTTGCAATTATTTCTTCTTTTGGTAATGCATTTGTATCAACATTAAGATCTATATCACCTGAACTATTTTCTTCAAACGTACCGTCTTCTTTAGATTTTTTTCCTGTAGTTCCAAGCATGTCTTCGTCTACGAAACTAAATCCAAAAGTTGCATTCATCCATTCTATGGTAGGTTTTATATCAGGAGTAGCAATTCTTTGGGTGAGAGGTATTACCTCTTCTCCTTCTACTTTCTTAAAAACATTGCCGCCTTCATTCAGTATCATTATTTTTACTCTCAATAACTTTTTTCATGCCACGCTTGAATTTACGTGGATCGCCACTCTTTATAGCATTAATAAATCTACGTTCTAAATCACCTGCGGTATCTTCGTCGTAGGTACTACCTATTCGATTGATAAGGTTAATACTGCTTTCAATCAAATTGTTTGCTGTGGTTTCAATTAAACGATCATTACCATGATTACGGCCTAATTCATTTAATTCTTCTAGTATAGATCTTGTACGTTTTTTCATGACTTTGCTCCGTATAACTATTTAGCGTAGAAATAAATATGATTGTAATAGATGAAGGAGGGCACCATGTCAATAAACGATATGAATTTCAAAGAAAAGTCCTTACTATTTGCAAAATTAGCTAGTATTGCCTATAGTAATGTCAAAGACGCTAAAAGTCAAGCCAGATCATTAGGCTTTACTACCACTGAATTTTACCAAAAGGATGGAGCACAAGCATATCGTTTTATGAATAAGACAGATTTAGTTATTGCTTGTCGAGGAACGCAACCAAATGAGTTCAACGATATCAAAGCGGATCTTAATGCTGTGCCTGTTATGGCAGAAACAATAAGTAGAGTACACAAAGGTTTTAAGACAGAAGTAGACGATTTATGGCCAATGATAGAAGAAGACATCAGTCGTAAAACAAATGTTACAAAGAACCTTTGGGTATGTGGACATTCATTAGGTGGTGCAATGGCAACTATTATTGCTAATAGAGCAGAAAATAATATAGATTTAAATAATCCGATTGAATTATATACATATGGTTCACCAAGAGTAGGTTGGCCCAAGTATGTCAAGAGTTTCGGCACTGTACATCACAGATGGAAAAACAACAATGACATTGTAACAACAGTACCGTTATGGATAATGGGGTACAGACATTGTGGCACAGAACATTATCTAAATGCCTATGGCAATTATAGAAACCCTACAGGGTGGCAAAGATTCAAAGATAAATGTCGCGGCATTTGGATGGGTTGGAAACAAGGAAAGATTGATAGTTTTTCAGATCACAGCATGGCGGAGTATATAAAACACATTGAACAAATGGACTGAAGACTCTGAAGAAGATTTTGCGTGGCGTAATGTAAATCCAGACGAACTTTGGGTAATGGATAAACTTATCCTAGCAAGAAAACTAGGCTATAAATCAGGACCAATAGGATTAGATGTCACTCAACCAGGTTGGTACTGTGTACGTCCGTGTGTAAATATGCTTGGCCTAGGACTTGGAGCACAAAAAATTTATATTGAAAAATCTACAATAGACTTACCTGTAGGACACTTTTGGTGCGAATGGTTTGAAGGCAGGCATCTTAGTATAGACTATAACTATGGTAAACAAGTGCTTTGTGTCGAAGGATTCAAAAGTGAAGACACATTTATTAAATGGGACAAGTGGATAAGAGTAAATGACGAAATACCTCTGCCTATCGAATTACAACAATTTTCTAATAAAGAATGGCTTAACGTCGAATACATAGGTGGTAAAGTGATTGAAGTCCATTTCAGATATAATGAAGACTTTGACTTTGCCGGAGAAGAATTTATACCTGTTTGGGAAGGACAAAGTACACAACCACCAGATGGATATAATTATATTGAATATCCAGATGTGCATGGTAGGATAGGTGCTTTTGTAAGATAACCTACATAAAAAGGCTACTTACTGACTCTTCGTTGGTAACTCTACGGATTGCTTCACCAAATAGTTGAGCAACACTTACCTGTCTTGTTTTTTTACAATTTTTAGGACAACGATCAACGATACTATCTGTGACAACAAGTTCATCTAATACGGACTTTTCTACCCTTTGACAGGCATCATTGCTTAATACTCCATGAGTTATATAAGCTCTTACACTCAATGCACCATCATCCATAATTGCTTTGGCGGCATTACAGAGTGTACCACCTGAGTCTACAATGTCATCAACGAGTATTGCATGTTTGCCTTTCACATCTCCTATCAAATTCATAACTTCTGATTTGCCTGCTTCTGGTCTGCGTTTATCTACAATAGCAATATCACCATTGAACATGTCAGCAAACTTCCTTGCTCGAACCACTCCTCCAGCATCGGGTGAAACAAATACCGTGCCTGCTTGTTCTACTTCTGGGTCATCAATAATGCCTATTGAACGTTTTATATCTTTGGCAAATACAATTCTGCTTGTAAGATCATCAACAGGAATATCAAAGAAGCCTTGAATCTGTCCAGCATGTAGATCCATTGTTAGAATCCTATCAGCACCTGCTGTTGTAATAAGATTGCATACAAGTTTTGCAGTTATCGGAGTACGACTTGCACTTTTTCTATCTTGTCTTGCATAACCAAAGTACGGAATGACTGCTGTGATACGACTTGCACTCGAACGTCTAGCCGCATCAATCATAATCATTAATTCCATCAGACTATCATTCACAGGTGTTGCGGTGCTTTGAATAATGAATACATCTTCACCACGGATGTTTTCTAAAAATTCTACGCTTGATTCGCCGTCAGCAAATGTTGAAACTTTCGCTGGGACTAGAGTTGCGAAGCAATGCTCGGCAATCTCTTGTGCTAATTTAGGATTAGCATTTCCTGTAATGATTTTCATCTTCAAGTTTGATCCTTTCTGATTGAGTTGTTATAATCCAATGCTTCTTCTAGTAGTGTCATTCGGGTATCTGCACTCACAACGGCACTACGAATAGTTGCAAGTGTATCTTTAGGTAAACAGTGTCCACCGAATCCTCTTTCCTGTGTTACACAGCTATGGCTATCACCTATGCGTTCATCTTGTGTCATAAGTTTGCGTACAGTTTCAAAGTCTACGCCTTCACCTGCACAATAATCATAAACTTGATTAAAGAAAGTTACCTTTAGTGCTAGGTAACTATTCCGTAGTTGTTTCATTAGAATAAGTTCTTCTGGCTCAGCAGGCGTAATGTTTATTTTACCTAGGGCTTGCAAAAATAAGTCGCTCCAAAAGCCAACGCTCGTCCCTCCAAAGTAAAAATCTTTTTTCGCAGTAGCATCCTCTTCCCAATGTGCCGCACGTAGAAATTCAGGAGAAAAAGTTATATTTTGATTCTTGCAACAATCTTTGATAAGCCTCCAACCTTCTGGAGAAATAGTGCTTTTAATTAAGATAGGTACGTCTGGTGCTTCATCTATTACATCACCAACATTGGTCACATCACAGTGTCCTGATATTTCTTTCTGAGGAGTACTAACACAAATGATAATTGCATCTGCATGTTTTAGATTGCCATAGTGTCCTTTGGCAGGATCGGATATTATAATTTCATGGGTGTCTTTGAAAATCTTTTCATGAGCTTTGCCAACGAAGCCGTAACCAGCAATTCCAATCTTCATTTCTTTCCTAATGCCTTCAACATTTGTTTTTGATCTCTCACTTTAACAAATTCTTTTTCGTCTACGTATGTACTACATTTATCTAATTCATCTTGTACAAACCATAGAAGTTGGTATAAGTCTTTTTTGCAACCCCAGGTGTTGAATCCGTCCATATATTTGTCATTAGCCGCCCGAGTAATCTTTCTAATCTCTTGGCAAATTTCTTTGACATCCCAATCTTTAATCATACTATAATATAACACCTCATGTGTTGTGTGTCAATAACTTTGAGCTAATCGCCACATCAAATATTCTTTAGACTCGATTGGATCGTACTTCGCTTGTTCACCTTTACGCAAATTACTTACAATAGTGCCAGGTGTAGGATCAACAAAGTGTGGCATGCTGTATCTCTCTTGGTGTAAGTGACTATTTACAACTCTATGTTTAGTGCTTTTAAAATAATCGTTTGTCCAACGTTGTAGCAAGTCGCCAATGTTTACAACAACACCATCTTCAGCATAAGGAACGGGATGCCAAGTACCTTCCAGGTCTTGTACTTCTAGTCCTGGTACATCATTAATTTGCCATAGCAGTGTGATAGTTCCATAGTCACTATGTTCGCCAATACGCATCTGCTTTTCTTTAATAGGACCATCATAAGCAGGATAATGTATTACTCTTGTTGTGTTATAGGGTTGTTGATGTGCATCAACAAGAGTAGTACCTGTATCCAGTATTGTGTCAAACTTACCAAGTATGTTTAGTGTAAGTCTATCTGCTACATAGATACTATCTAATGCACTTGCCGAGAAGCCAGATATATCGGGCCACAATTTGTTTGGCATACGTGTGTTATTGTAGTTGAAACTTTCTTTTAGATCTTTTGGTGCAGTAGGATCTACGTTTTCATCTCCTACCATGCTGTATCCTAGGTTAGTTTGAGGATCATAAGGATACTGCTTTTTTGTTTCTGGAGGTAGTGCAAAGAACTCTTGCATCTTTGTATGCCATCTATTCATTTTTGCACTGTCTGTGTCATCTAACGCATTTGTAAAAACGGCGAAGCCCACGGTTGTGTAGGCTTCGTCGATTCGTTGTAATACGTCATTTGATTGTAAATCAATGACTGGTATCATTAATTTGGTACCTTCGCATCAATACCTTCTACATAGTAGTTCATACTATCTAGATGGGCTCTATCAGCAATCTCACCTTCTTTAAGTCTTAGCTTTCCAGTGTTATCTTTGATAGGACCTGTAAATGCAAAGTATTCACCAGCAGTAATAGCCGCTTTGACTTCTTCTGCTTTTGCTTTAACATCATCTGGCATGTTAGTAAATGGCGCCATTGCAACACTACCATCATTCATATGTCCGAAGTAACAACCTTCAACAGGATCACAACCAGGTGTCCAATTGCCAGCAAGCACTTGGCCTACCTTTTCAATATAATAAGGACCCCAATTGTCAATAGTTGCTGTCAACTGTGCCTTAGGAGCGAAACGATATTGATCACTTGCTTGTCCAAAGCCTACATGTCCTTCCTGTTCAGCAATCTGGATTGGAGCAGGTGAGTCTGTGTGCTGTGCAATTACATCACATCCTTGACTAAACAATGCTTTGGCGGCGTCAGCTTCTTTACCTGGATCATACCATGTCATTACCCATACAATGTCAATGTCTACATCTGGGTTCACACTCTTTGCACCCAAGAAGTATGTGTTGATTTCTCTAATTACTTCTGGGATTGGGTAAGCGGCAACGTAACAAATCTTATTTGTCTTTGTCATCATACCTGCTATAACACCTTGTACATGTCTTGCTTGGTATAATCTCAAACCGTAGTTTGCATAGTTTGTATCGTTACTTTTGTAACCTGTTGCGTGTTCAAACTTTACATCTGGAAATTCTTCTGCTACTTTTCTCATCGCATCCATGTAACCAAACGAAGTTCCAAAGATAATGTCTGCACCATTTAATGCCATTTGACGGAATGTGCGTTCAGCATCTGGACCGTAATTTACACTTTCAATATAGAATGTTTCAACCTTGTCACCATATGCTTCTTCTACCTGTTGACGACCAATGTCATGTCTGTAAGTCCATCCATGATCGCCTGTTGGACCAACATATACAAATCCAACTTTTACTTTGTCTTTGGGTTCACCTGCAAATGCGGCGCCACCAATAAGACCTACAGCCACTAGCATGGCTGTAAATAGTTTAACTAGTTTCATTTATTTTAACCTTTCGTGATGTTATGGGTGTTCTCTAACTAAAATGTTTCACCCGGTGAATGTGTCGTTATTTACTAAACAACAACGTTAAATTGTTAAGAAAAGGCAGTGCGTCGATCACTACCTAATTTCTTAAAGTCCGTTGGGTACAATCACATAATGGATTGCTAGAACAACTCCAACTGATGCGCCTAAGCCGATCATCATTTTAAAGAAGTCTCTACCAACTAGTGGGAATACTGTCTTGAACTTTTCTTTGCCTGTCATTGTAGCCATAGCAAGTTCGCGTCCACACAGTAAACCTACGAACACCCAAGTTGTTGACATTGGAATATCATTTAGTTCTTTGAAGAAGAACAAGATAAGCCAATAAACAAAGTCAATGATAGTTGCTGACCTAACATATCTTGTATTGTGTTTCTCCAACACAATCTTTTGGATCTTACCTCCGCCTTCACGAAACATAAAGCCTAATCCTACAACAAACACAATTGAAATCATAATCATTAGATCCCAAGGTATTTCTCTAGGTAAGAACACAGCGATGTTTGCCATATCATGTGACAACCAAGTGAACCATAGGAAGCCTGTGGTTACCCACTGACCTATCCGCCACCATTTCTTGTGTTCTTCTTTGACTGGCTTTGCTTCGTCAAGTATTTTATGAACTCCAATCCAAATTACATATGCCGCCACTGCCGCGACAGCGTAACCCATCATGGATTTCATAAGCATCTTCTCTAGTACAAACGTACTAGCAAATGCGCTTAATACTAAAAAAGATGTGCTAACTGGCACACCTATCCTTGTAAGTATTAATAGCAATCCTGGTGCCATTGCATGGTACCATTGTATCTCTTGGAAGGGTATCTTGTTTAACCTGCCATAGCTGATGTCACCTCCATTGGTGTACCAACCATACCAAAGTGTATATAGTAGAACAGCTGATGCCGCTCCCCACATAACTTTCCAATTGAATTTGTCGTTGTTTGATGCAATCCAAGTACCTAAGGTTTGTACTGAATCATTTGCGATAACCGCGTATCCTGCGAAAAGGAATCCAACAGCCATCCATAGGGTGAGTGCGTCCATTTTTTATCTCCTCTGCTTGCCGCTTTTACCACGGCGCTCACATATTAAGAGCAAGCTCGACGTGCTTGCCTGGGACACCATTGTCCAACGTTATTTACATA